GCCGAGCACTTCGGGTGGGGGATCGACCGGCACCTGAGCGCCGACCTTTTCGATGCGGTGCAGCAGCTAACGAGAGCCGCGGGGAACTGGAAGGGCCAACCGCCCAAGCTCCCGAAGTGGCCGCGCCCCAAGCGCGGCAAGAAGACCAAGCGGCCCGAGCGGGCGACCGTGAAAGACCTGTACGCGCACCTCGGGGGGTGATGGCCTGTGGCCCAGCCTGCGATCGTCGGCAAGATCGCCATCAAGATCATGCCGGACACGAGTACCTTCCGCTCCGATGCGCGCGCCGAGCTGCGGGTCATCGAAGCCGCGCTGCGCTCGATCAAAGTCCGCTTGGAGCTGGACAAGCAGCATCTGAACATGCTGACCCGCGATCTCTTGAAGTGGGCGAACGACCTGTCGCCGTTGAGGGTCGACGTCCGGCCGGTCCTGGTGACTGGCTCAACCACACTCATCCGCTCCCGGCTCCAGACCCTCACCCGGCCCCGCACGGTCGAGATCATCCCGAAGATCCAGAAGGCCGGCTACGCCCAAGTCGCCACCGCCCTCGCCGCCCTCTCGGGCGCTCGGCTGACGTTCAACTGGCTCGACAACTTCCGCGACCTCCTGTCCAACCTGGACAAGTCCTTGCCGCTCATCGGCTCCGTCGCCCTGGCGGTCGCCGGATTGTCGGGCTGGCTGCTCGCCGCCTCGACGAACCTCGCGGCCATGAGCGCCGAACTGGCGCGCATCTTCCCCCTGCTGCTCGCAGCCCCCGGCGTCCTGGTCGGCATCGGCCTCGGACTCGGGGCCTCGGTCGCGGTCCTCAAGGACTTCAACGCGGTACTGCCGGGAGTAGGGGCGCAGTTCCGCGCCCTCCAAGACGCCATGTCGGCCGCGTTCTGGACAGGCGCTCTCGCGCCCTTCCATCTCTTCATCGAAACCCTCTTCCCGCAGTTCGCTGCCGGAATGACTGCCGTCTCGGCACAGCTGGGCCTCCTCTACGGCCAGCTCGCGACAGCCATGACCGCCAGCCTCGACGGGGCGCTCCCGGCCATGTTCGCCGACCTCTCGGCCTCGATCGCCGTCGCCGCAACCGGGACGAGCGCCTGGGCCGAGGCCGTGCGGGTCCTCGGCGAAACCGGCGCAGGCTACCTCCCGGCCCTCGCCGGATGGTTCGTCGATATCTCGACCCGCTTCGCGAACTTCCTCGTTGCCGCACAAGCTGACGGGAGCCTGCAAGGCTGGATCGACCGGGCCATCGCGAACCTCGGTTCGCTCGGCACCGGGCTTGCCGGGATCGGGTCGATCTTCGCCGGCATCGCCCAGGCCGCTGAAGCGGCCGGCGCCGCAAGCCTTGCTTCGTTCGCCCAGCAGATGACCAACATCGCGAACGTCGTCAACAGCCCCGCGTTCCAACAGGGCCTGACCGGCGTGCTCACCGCTGCGAGCAACGCGATGAGTCTCATCGTCGCGGGCAGCGGCGCGCAGTTCTCGAACTTTATTGTCCAACTCGGACAGACGATGCAGACCATCTTGCCCCTTGCAGGGCAAGCGATCGGCACGCTCGTCGGCACCCTGTCGAATGCCCTCGCGAGCCCCGCCTTCCAGGGCGGGTTGGTCGACTTCTTCACCGGGCTCAACGCCGGGATCGCCGCCCTCTCCTCGGCCTTCGGGCCCCTCGCCCTCGCGGCGGGCCCCCTGCTCGGTCTGCTCGGCACCTTCGCCGAGGGCGCCGGGCCCCTGCTCGGCTCCGTCTTCACGACCGCTGCCGTTGCGCTGCAAGCACTCCTGCCCGGCCTCGAACCGCTCGTGTCGCTCCTAACAGGAGAGTTGCTGAACGCGTTCACCCTGGTAGTGCCGCTGGTGACGGCTGTCGCAGCTGCCGCGGGCCAACTGCTCGCGGCCGTGCTCCCGCTGCTCGCGCCGCTCTACGAGTTGGCAAACGTTATCCTCGGGGTAATCGTGCAGGTCGCGACCGATTTGCTCTCGGCCGTCCTGCCGCCCCTGCTCGAGTTGGTCCGCCAGGCGGTCGAGGCCGCGACCCCGATCCTCTCGCTCCTCAGTGGACTCATCGCGCTACTCGAGCCGGTGCTCGTGCCGATTCTCGTATTTATCGGAGAAATCGTCGCATCTAGTCTGATCGGGCTTTTTTCGGGCATCGTCTCGGTCGTGTCAGGTGCGTTCGACGTGATCATGGGCCTCTGGACGATTTTCAAGGGGCTCTTCACCGGGGACTGGTCCCTTGCCTGGGAGGGCGTCAAGCAGGTCTTCTCCGGCGTGCTCGACATTCTCAAGGGGCTGTGGGACATCCTCTGGAACGTCGGCATCCTGGGCATTTTCGGCAAGGGCGCGAAGCTCCTTTCAGGACTCTGGAAGAAGCTCTGGGACTGGGCGCGAGACCTGTTCAAGGGCTGGAAGGACAAGCTGCTCGACTTCGCGCTCGACCTCTACATCAAGCTGCGGATCAAGTGGGAGGAGCTGAAGGAGCGGGCGAAGCTGCTGTTCGGACAGCTCCGTGACCAGGTGCTCGAACGGGTCGCGAACTTCAAGCAGCAAGCCGTCGTCTACTTTGGACGACTGAAGGACGAAGCGGTGGAGAAGGCCCGCCAGATCCGCGACGACGTCAAGGCCAAGATTTCCGAGATGGCCTCGAAGGCCGTCGACCTGATCAAGGACCTACCGGGCAAGGCCAAGGAAGGGCTTGGCAACCTCAAGACGAAACTCGTCGGTGTCGGAAAAGACCTGGTGCAGGGTTTTATCGATGGTATAGGCGATATGTTCGATTCGGTGAAGTCGACGCTTACGGACCTCACGTCGAAGCTCGGCGACTGGAAGGGCCCGCCCGAGAAGGACCGGTGGTTGCTGTACGACGCCGGTCGCCTTGTGGTCGACGGGTTCCGGCGCGGACTGGAGTCGCGCTACGCCTCCATCCGCGCCTCGCTTGCGGCGTTCTCCGCCGACATCGGGAACACCGTAATCGCCGCGCCGCGCATCAGCGATGTCGCGGCCCGCACTGCGCTCCTGGTCGACCAGGCCGCCGCCGATCCCTCGGCGGCGGGGACTCGAGTCCTGAACTACTACGCCGCTCCGCAGCAGTCCCTCTCCAGCGAGGAGGCGCTGTTCACTGCGGCCAACCGATCCGTGCGAATGGGGTGGTAGCCATGGGCTTCGAGCCGTACCTGGTCCTCGCCAACGGGCGTGACCTGCTCCCGCTCAACGGCATCGCCACCACCGGCTTCGGCATCGAAGCCGGACCCAAGGCCGCCGGCCTCGGGTACCCCGCAGTGAGCACGCAGTGGATTGAAGGGGCAGGGCACGGCGGCACCTACCGGGGCCGCCGCGTCCTGCCCCGTGACATCGACCTGCCACTCCAGATCAACGCCGCGAACCGCGAGGGCCTGGAGCACTGGCTTTCGCGCCTTGCCCCCTTCCTGGCCGAGCCGTGCGAACTGCGGTGGATGCTCGAAGACCGCGAATACTGGTCGCTCCAAGTCGCCTACACCGGAGGCGGTGACTACGCCTACGGCACCGAGACCGGCACCGACTGGCTGACCACCGCCGTCTCATTCCGAGCCGGGGACCCGTGGTGGACCTACTCGCGCGCCGAGCACACCACCATCGCCCCCGACGCCTCCGGCGGGCTGCTCAAGAACACCTCACTCGCCCGACTGCGGGTGTCCTCGCCGCAGCTCCAAGGCGACATCGCCGTGGAGAACCGCGGGGACGCAGAGACGTGGCCGATCTGGGAACTGCACGGACCGGGGGAGCTGCTGACCATCACCCTCGACGGCTCCCGCTGGTTCGGCTGGGAAGGCAGTCTCGCCGCGGGCGAGACGCTGACGATCGACACCGCCGCCCACACCGTTACCGACCACACCGGCGCCAACCGGTACCCCGAACTCACCTACGGCCCCCAGTTCTTCGCGCTCCCGGCGGGGCGCAGCCATATCCACGTTTCCTGGGGCGATTCAACTTTCGACTCGTACGTGACCTGCCGATGGCGCAGGCGACGCTGGACGGTGATCTGATGCACGCTGCTGACTGCCTGGTCGAGGTCCGTGACCGGACCCTCGCCCGGATCGGCTCGCTCCCGGGCGTCGCCTCCTGGCAGATCACCGAACCCCATCTAGGCCTTGGCACGTGGCAGGTGCAGCTCCCCGTTGAGCACCCCATGTCGGGTCCGCTGCAAGAGCCCGGCTCAGGCATCGTCGTCACCGGGCCCGATGGCGAGTTTTACTCCGGGCCGATGACCAAGTTCGAGTTCTCCGCCACGACGACCGAGCGCGGCCTGATCAAGATCGAAGGCGTCACCGACTCGGTGATCCTGTCCGACCGGTTGGCGTTCCCCGACCCCGCGACCGCTGATCCGCTCAACCAGAAGAAGGACTTCGACCAGCGGACCGGCGTCGCCGAGACCTTGATGCACCAACTGGTCAACGCCAACATCGGACCGGCCGCGCCCTCCGCGCGCCGCGTTCCTTCGCTCATCCTCGGCGCCAACGGAGCCCGCGGCATGACTACCTCGGTACGCGCTCGATTCGAGAAGCTGGGAGAGCTGCTGACCGAACTCGCGACGGTCGCCGGCCTCGGCTTCCGCGTACTCCAGCGCGGCAGCGCCTTGGTGTTCGAGACCTATATGCCCGCCGACCTCCGCGCCGAGCGCCGTTGGAGCCTAGGCACGAACGACCTTGCCGGGGCGCGGGTCGCCATTGCCGCGCCGATCCTGACGCGCCCGATCGTCGGTGGGGAAGGCGGGGGCATTGAGCGGGTGTTCGCCGCCCCGACGCGCCCGTGGGCGCTCGAAGCCGAAGCCCAGTGGGCCAGGCGCATTGAGACATTCATCGACCAGGCTTCGTCGGCGTCGACCGCTGAGGCCGAGCAGACCGGCGTCGCTGCTCTCGAGAGCGACGGACAGACCCAGGTCATCGCTGAGGCCGTCCCGATGGACGACACCCCCTTGGGAATCACTTACCCGCCCGGCAGTCAAGTCGCGGTGGACATCGGCGGCGTGGAGCTTGGCACGACGCTCAGCGGTTACACCATCGCGGCCGACGCTGAGGGCCTTCGCGTCGGTGCGATGCTCGGCGACGTGACCGGGCTGGATGCCGACCGGTGGCTGCATCGCCAGGCGCAGAGCGCCGGTCGGCGTATCTCCCGACTCGAACGAGTCCGCGAACTCGCCAGCCACACCCAGCAGCGCCACCAGTTCACGGGTGTACCGGGCTGGTTCAAGCTCGCTGAGATGCCCGCACCAGCCGGTGACACGACCGCGTATGCCCAGGCAGTGATGACCGTCCGGATGAGCAATGGCTCCGCGGTGACCACCGCCCGAGTCCGTATCGCCGGAGCCGCAGCCACGAGATCGACTGACAGTTTCGAACTGATCGAATGCTCCTCGAACACCACCTTTCCCGACGGCAACGGCTCGATACTGAACGAATTCGAGTTCGCCGTGAACTCGGCGGGAACAATCCTGCTATGGGCCTACATCCCTTCAGGCCGAGCAGGCGCGAACCTCGATGTCATGGTCCAAGTCGAGCCCGAGTTCTCGCTGCGTGGTGCCCAATGGCGACCCGCGATCGGTGCCGCGACTGGTGGCGTCATCTACCACTCGATAGGCGTCCATCCGACTGGGAGCGAGTTCAGGCCCCTCAACGTCGCTGCCGCATCCGGTGGCATCTGGGCATCGGTCAGCACTGACCCTGTCGGATATCTCTTCCGGCCAGGGCCGTTGGTGGAACTGCGCGGCAAGGTGACCGGCGGCTACTCGACCAGCACCTCCACCTACTCCACCCTCGCCTCAGTCCCTCCAGGATGCCGTGGCCTGGCGGGCACGAAGTTCGCCACCAACGAGGCGACCGGCGGCGTCATCCACCTCGATACCGGAGGATCTGGCCTCCTCCGGCTGCGAACGACCGGCCTCGTGACCGTCTCTCTTGACGGCATCTCCTATCGCCCCCAGTTCTAAGGAGTCGCGCCCATGCTCGTACAGCCGATCTGGTGGACCTACGACGCCGAAGCCAACACGCTGACCGCGCTCGTCCACGAAGCGCCGACGGTCCCCGACCCGAGCGGCGAGACATTTACCCCCTCGTGCGGGTTCCTGCTGACCATTCCGGTTGAAGCCGCAGTGGTCGAAACCTACTCCCACACCGCCCCTGAGGAGGCGACATGACCTGGACTGCCTACCCCTTCGACGGGCAGACGACCACCGAGGACGACTACACGAAATTCCTCGCCGAGGTCGTCGACTCCGGTGTGGTCGACGGGATCGGCGGAGCCGCGCTCGAGGCCTCCGCTAACGCCACTGGCATGACCGTCACCCTCGCCCCCGGGATGGCGATCGTGCGCGGTCACGTCGCCAACTCCGATACCCCGCACGCGGTCACCATCGCCGGAGCCGCGGCGCTTCCCCGCATCGATCGCATCGTGCTCCGACTCGACAGCGGCGCCAACGCCATCACCCCGGCCGTCGTGCAAGGGACCCCCGGCGGGCCTGCCCCAGTCCTCACCCAGAGCACGACCGGGATCTATGAACTGCCAATCGCCCGGGTGACGGTTCCCGCTGACGCGGTCGCCATCGCTGCCGCCGACGTGGCCGACGATCGACGATTCACCTCCGGGCGAGTCGGGGTGTGGACCAACACCACCCGCCCGGCCGCGCCCCGCCGGGCGCGGTTCGGCTTCAACCTCGACGCCGAACGCTGGGAGCACTGGGACGGCACCGCGTGGGTGCCCGCCGTCCGCCTCGACTGGGCCGCGCTCGAGAACCGTCCCGAAGAGTTTCCGCCGGCCACCCACGGCCACCCCTGGAGCGAGATCACCGGCAAGCCGACGAGCTACACGCCCGTGACACATTCGCACCCTTGGAGCGCGGTCACCGGCAAGCCGACCACCTTCACACCCAGCGAGCACCAGCACCACTGGAGCGACCTCGACGGCGTGCCCGCGACGTTCCCTCCTCGCGCGCATCTCCACTCCTGGAACGAGGTGACCGGTAAGCCCGCGGCGTACCCGCCTGCGCCGCACTCCCACGCCGAGTACGTCTCCACAAGCGGCACCGTCGCAAGGTCCAACGGCACCACGCGCGTACACAACTTCACGCCACAAGGCCCCAACGTGTATCAGGTGTGGGTCGACTCCAACCGGAACTTCTGCCGCAACGTCTCATCGGCCCGCTACAAGCAGAACATCCGGTCACATCCTGTTGCGCCCGAGGCGGTCCTGGCACTGCGGCCCGTCCTCTACGACATGCGGTCGACAGAGGGCGACGAGCAGCCCGCGACCGACCTGTACGGACTGATCGCAGAAGAGACCGCCGAGCTGGTGCCCGAGCTCGTCACGTTCAACGAAGACGGCCAGGCCGAGGCCATCCGCTACGACTTGCTCGGCGTCGCGCTCCTCGATGTGGTGCGGCAGCAGTACCGCGACCTCGCGCACCTGCGCGAGCAAGTTGACGCGTTGCAGAGCAAGCGATGGAGGTGGCCGTGGCGGAAGTCCTCGTCGCGCTGATCGGTGCCATGAGCACCGTGCTCGTCGCCTACATGTCGGTGTTGGGCAAGCGCCTTACCAGGATCAACCAGCAGGTCAGCAATTCACACGGCAGCAATCTGCGCGATGACCTCGACCGGATCTCGATCGGCGTCGAACAGGTCATCAACGAGCAGCACCGCCAAGCCGCCGAGCAGCACCGCCACACGGCCGAACTCGGGGCACTGCGCTCAGAGCTGACCGTGGAACGAACCGAGCGCGCGGCGCTCGGCGAGCGCGTGACCAGGGTCGAAACCGACATTTACCGATAGCACGACCAATAGCACGACCGATAGGCGCGGCCTATCGCGTGAGTTATCTCGTGAGGTATCGCGGACCGGGTCGCTCCAGACGGGCGAGACAGGGCCGCAACACAACAACTGAATATGGAGGGGACGCATGTCCTACGCCCCCGCCTCCCTCGAGGAGGCGCGTGAATACATTCAGGCCGAAACTGGCCTCTCCGATGCCGCGCTCGGCATCGTCGGCGACAAGGCGCACAAGACCGGGTACCACCTCGGAAAGGACCGCCTCCGCAGGGGCGACTATTCGGCGAAGCTCGCCCGCGACAAGCGTGGTCTGAGCAATGCCGCAATGGCCCTCGACATCGGCAACTTCAAGCAGCTTCAGCAGCTCACCGCGTTCATCGTCACTGAGGCCCGTGCCGGGCGGGCCCCTGATATCCGAGAAGTGATCGGCCCCAAGGGCTCGCGTGCCTATCGATGGGACTTTCACGACGACGAAACCGAACTCCGCTCCGATGGCGACAGCCACGAATGGCATCTCCACATCAGCTACTACCGGGACTCGGAACACCGCGACAAGACCGCGATCTTCAAGAAGTTCTTCGGCACCGAAAGCCCGGAAAAGCCATCCGAGAAGCCTCCGGCGAAGCCCGACGAAAACCACAACTGGATAGAGGAAATGATCATGGCACTGCCCGAGACTAAGCAGGGCGCGAAGGGCGCTGCGGTGCGCCGAATTCAGGCGCTCATCGTCGCCCATGGCAGTACCCCGAAGCAGAAGATCAACGCGGCCGGCGGCATCGATGGCGTCTGGGGCGCCGGTACCACCGCTGCGGTGAAGGCGTTCCAGAAGTCGGTTGGACTGGCCGCGGACGGCATCGTCGGACCCAAGACGTGGCGGAAGCTGGTGGGTGCGTGAGGACCCGAATCCGCAGGCTGGTCGCCTGGCTTCGACATGAGCCCAACCGCGCCCGCCTCTACCGGACAGCCCCGTACGCCGCCGCCGCGCTCGTCGCGGCGGGCGTGCTGACCGAAGCCCGAGCCGAACTGATCATCGGTGTGCTCGGCGTCCTGGCGGGAGGGACGGGGGGCCTCGCAGCCCGCTTCACGTCCATTCGGGAAAGCGATGGATAGGACATAGGACAGGGCCGGGTTGGTACCGTTTTCTAGCCCATTAGTTGGCAGCGGCGGTTGTTGCGTGCCAGTGCTGAAAAGTCATGAACGCGAGCGCGCGATGACCAGGGTGTTAGCGAGCTGAAACTTCTTACCGTACGTGCGTACGAGATTTCTATTGCGGGTTCTGCTAGGCTCTCGGAACATCTACAAACTCGCGCGTCTCGCTCACTCTCACTGCGAGTTATTGGCAGGCTTGCAGGGCTGACTGTGCAGGTGGGGGAGGCGCGTCCATCCAGGCATCCGGCTCCGGTGGGGCCGCGGCCTGTTCGCTCCTCGCGGAAGGGAGAGAACTGTTGCCTGCCACTAAAATCCAGAACCCGCAGCAGATGATCACGTGGCTCGAAGAAGGGCTGACGTACCGAGAGATCGCCGAGCGGCACCTAGCCGAGTTCGGCGTCCAGATCGCGGTGAGCACTGTCGCCTCGTTCGCTGAGCGGAACGGTCTCGACGGCCGGTTTGTGCGGGTGAGCGCCAACCTTCCCTGGCAGATTCGGCCCGAGCACTATCACCAACCGATCGGCCGGTATCTCCGATGGCTCGCCCGCCGCCGCGCGGGTGAGACGATCTCGCCCGAGTCCGCGGGCAAGCTTGACCGCTGGCTTTCCAAGGTCGAGGCAGAGAACGTCGTCGTGGATTATGACCCCGAGAGCGAGTTCGGCTGGGAGCTCGTCGAGCGTCGTCCCGGCATCGATCTCGACGTCTATCGCAAGCCCGACTAGGTGTTCTAAAGAGAAACCCAAGGCCCCCATAGCGTTTCGGCGCTGTGGGGGCCTTTTCCTTGTATGCAGCGAGCACCTAGTCACAAAGTGGTTCCTGCGAGTAGTACGGCTGTGCTACCGTCTGTAACCCCAAGCGACGCGGGAGACACCCGTGTCACTCCGTTCCCCTTGGAGGCCAACCTTGGACGTCCCAGCTGACCTGCCAGTCCACCTCCTTCGCCCGCGCTCGGAATTTCACCCGTTCCTGGTTCCCGGCGAGAACGGTTGGTGGGCGGTTGCGCCTGTCGATCACCACCCGGCGGACCTGGCCGAGACGTTCACGGTCGCGCGATCCGCCGGATACGTGCCGATCCACACCGCGCGCATCACCGACGCCGAGGAGTTCGAATTCGCTGGGCGCCTGTTCATCCGACTGGAGAAAGTGAGAGTGGTCGATGCTCAATACATCTAGCCCGCTCATTGATCTGGGAGCGCTCACCGCTCCCGCTGGCGGCGCACCCTCGTGGCCGCGCACGGTGCGCCAACAACCCCTCGTGATTCCCGAATCCGGCGGTAAGCCGCGGTCGTTCACCCGCGTGACCACGCTGGCTGGCGTGCTCTCCGACGAATCCTCCCTGACTAAGTGGAAGATGCGAATCGTGATGGCCGGGGCCGCGAGTGCGCGGTCCCTGACCGACGCCGCGCGCGGCATCGACCCCGAGACCCCCGAAGGCAAGCGCCAGCTCTCGAAGCTCGCGGACCGAGCGTTCGCGGCCGGCGGCGGCAACGCCAAGAGTGAGCGAGGAACATGGCTGCACTTGCTGTCCGAACACGTCGACCGCGACGAGGAACTGCCCCCGTGCTCGGCCGAGGACCGCGACGACATGGACGCCTACCGCCGCGCCGTCGCGCCGCTGCGGATGAAGGCGATCGAACAGCCGATGGTCAACACCGCCCTCGGAGCGGCGGGGACCGCCGACCGGATCGCCGAGACCGAGCTGCGGACCCCGGACGGGGACGTGGCCGGACACGTCATCGTCGACCTCAAAACCGGGGGCCTGGACTACGCCGCACTCAAGATCGCCTGCCAGCTCAAGACCTACGCCTCCGGTCGGTGCTACGACCCGCTGTGGTGGCTCTCCCACCCTGACGACCCCGAAGCCATCGCCCGCTGGCGCGCTTACGAATTCACCGAGGAACAAGCGGCACAGGCGTACTCGGACATTCCCGAACTCAACCAGGACTGGGGCATCGTCGTCCACCTGCCCGCCGGAACCGGCACCGCCCGACTCGTCTGGGTCGACCTCGGCGCAGTTGGCGAAGCTCTGGAAGACGCGACCCGCGTCCGCGCGTGGAGGTCCCGCCGCGATCTCCTTGTGCCTGTTCCTACGAACTTATTCGTAACTGCCCTGACACTGTAAAAATCATGGGGATCAGTCGCGATCTATTCGTAACTGCCCTACCTGACGGTACTTGGAAGGTGCCTTATGGAAGAGAAAAGAGGGGTTGCTGTGGCGATCAGATACGCCTCGGGCAAAGAAGTACCCCAGATCACGTTCACTGGCTCGGCGGATGAGGTCGCCGCCTCCCTGGTGCTGGCCTTCGGCCTCTCCGAGGACGAAGCCCGCGCGCCCCTGGGGGAGCTGATCCCGGTCGCCGCCCAGAAGGCCCGCGCCCTCTGGCTTCTGGTGGATCGGCTCGACGCGCGGCCGGTCCCGCCGACCGAGGGCGCACCCGCCCCGGCTCTCACCCCGCCTGCTGCGCCTTCCCCGCCTCCGGCGCAGCAGCAGCTCGGCGGTCTGGACCCGCTGTACAAGGCCATCGCCGATACCCCGGACGTCGAAGGCCTTCGCCGCCTGTACGGCCAACACCAATCCCAGCTCGATTCCGACCCCGCGTTGCTGGACGCCTGGAAGCAGCGCGGCCGGTACCTCCAAGCGCAGCACGCGAGCGCCTGACCCTCCCAACAACATCAGAACAGGAGCACCACCCATGACCCTCATGGACCTCACCGACATCGCCTCGAGCTCGTTCTTCAAACCCGCCGACTACGCCACCGCCGTCGCCCTCCTCGTCGAACCGATCTCCGTCGAGGAGAACGTCAAGAATGAGTACAACGGCCAGGTCACCTTCCGCGACGAGGTCACCGCCGACATCACCGTGTGGCCGACGCTCGAGGATCTTCGCGCCGGTCGCGCGACTGTCCTCAACCGCGTCACGATTACCCATGCCTCGCTCTCGGGCGTCGCGAAGAAGGCCATCGGCGGCGCCACGATCGCGCGCCTGGAGGCGTTCACCACCAAGTACCGCTCGACGAGCCACCGCTTCGTCAAGCCCGAGCCCGAGGCGCACCGGCTCGCGGCGGAGTACTACGAGCAGCGCCGTGCCCAGGTCGAGGCCGCCGCCGCAGCGGCCCCTCCTTTCTAGGACCGCATCGTGTTCAGCGCGTTCGATTCGCTGGACTGGGGAACGCAGGGCGACCGCGAGTTGCCCCGCGTCCCCCACCTCCAGCCGCTCTACGACATGGGCCTGAGCGTCCCCCGCGGCGAGGTCGTCATGATCGCCGGACGATCCGGCGCAATGAAGTCGATGTTCACGCTCTGGTGGCTGTGCATGATGGGCGTCCCCGCGCTGTATTTCAGCGCGGACATGTCCCCGACGACAGTCGGCTTGCGCCTGGCCTCCATGCTCTCCGGCCATCCCAAGGAGCACGTCACCCGGCAGCTTCGGGAGGACCCCGCAGCGCGAGCGGCCTACGCCGAACGCCTTGCAGCGATCAAGGTCTTGTTCGAATACGGGTCGATCACCTGGTCGGGCGTAGACACCGCGCTCGACGCCTACGTGTCGATCTGGGACGACTATCCGACCGCCATCGTGATTGACAACCTGATGGACGTCGAGGGCGCGAGTTCGGACTACGGCGTGCAGATGGAAACGATGCTCGCCGCGACTGACCTCGCCCGCGCTATCGACTGCACGGTCTTCATCCTCCACCACGCGACCGACAAGCCCGCAGGCAAGTTCGACCCCTGGACCCCTCCTCCGCGCAGCGATGTCAAAGGCGGGCATAGCGAAAAGCCCGCGTTGTCGCTGTCGGTGGCCCACGTCAAGGAGACCGGCGAGTACCGGGTGGCGATCACCAAGCAGCGCAACGGACCCAGCGACCCGTCCGCGCAGACCTGGGCGACCCTCTACGTCCAGCCCGACATCGCCCGCTTCTACCCGGTACCCCAGTTGCCGGGGATGACCTCGACGTTCAACAACACCCACTAACCACATAGGAAGTGAGCCCCATGACAGACACGAACCCGAACAGCGCGACCGTCACCGACATTCGGCGGGCCTCGCCCGCCGCGATCAAGCGCGCCGGTCAGCGGTGGGAGACAGCCATCCAGAACGGCCTGCGCTCCGCAGGATTGGACGCTGAGCGGCTGCGACTCAACGGCGCCGACGACGAAGGCGACCTGGCGGTCCGGCTCAACCGGTGGTCGACCGCGCTCGGCGCTGAGCGAATCGTCATCGAAGCCAAGGCCGGGAAACTCCACGCCGCAACCTTCGTTGATCAGGCGATCCGAGAAGCCGACGCCTACGCACGCCACCGCCGCATCAACCGCAGGGCCGTCATGGGCATCGCGGTCGTCAAGCGGCCCCGCAAGTCCTGGTCGGACGCGTTCGTACTGACGAGCTTGCGCGAGTATTTCCGGCTGGCGGACGAGGACACCGACTACCCGGCGGGCGGCCGCTCGTGGGCCAGGACCCTGTGTCAGGGGCTCCGCTTCGCGGGCAAGGACGTGGAACTCGTCGCCTACAACCAGCACGCGCCTGAAGGTGATCTGGTCGTTCACGAGCAAGGGCAATTCCGGCTCATCGTCGCGCACAACGGCGACCTCCACCTCCCCGAACTCATCGACCGTACGCACGCCGAAACCGCAGTCTGGTCGAGCCACCGCAAAGCTGACTTGCGCCGAGTCGACGGCATCACGGTCGTCCGGCGACGCAACAAGGGCTGGGGCGACGCCTACGTGATCACCACCGTGGCGGACTTCTTCGGCCTCTCCGAATACGACGCCGACGAGGCCGAGGTGTACGGCCTGGAGGCCGCGTGAAGGACAACGAGGGAAAGCCCGACCTCGCCGCGGTGCTCGCGCACTACGGCGTCGAAGTCCGGCGCGAGCGGGGGAACATCCGCTGCCCGCTCGGGCAGCACGAGGACCGAACGCCCAGTTGCTCAGTGAACCTGCGCGAAGGCCTGTGGAACTGCCATAGCTGCGGGGAAGGGGGCGACGCCTACACGTTGATCAGCTTGCGAGAGGGGGTGGATTTCATTGGAGCAGCCGAGTATGCGACCGCTCACGGACTCGCAGCGGGAGGCGTGCAAGAGGGCGGTAGCCGCCTATCAGGATCAGCTCACGCCGGAAGTCGAGGCGTACCTGCACGATCGCGGGTTCACACCCCCGACCGTCCTATCCGCCCAACTTGGGTGCGTCGCTGACCCCCTTCCCGGCCACGAGCACGTGAAGGGCATGCTCGCCATTCCCTACCTCGCCGCTCGAGGTCCCGTGACGGTCAAGTTCCGCTGCCCGGTCAAGCACGACCACGCCGGGCACCGCAAGTACATGGGCGGAGCCGACGAGCCTTCCCGCCTCTACTACCCGCCGAACAACCCACCGAAGAACGGCCAGATCCACGTGTGCGAAGGCGAGCTGGACGCGCTCACCCTCGCGCAGGTCGGCCTCTATGCGGTCGGTGTCCCCGGCGCTGAGGTCTGGAAGGACCACTTCACCAACCAAGTACACAGCGCGCGGAAGGTCTACGTCTGGGGCGACCCCGACACCGCCGGCCGCAAGCTCACCGCGGCGGTCTGCAAGTCGATCCGCCACGCCATCCCCGTCCCGATCACGGGCGGGGATGTCAACGAGATCCACCAGGCCGAGGGCGCGGCAGCGCTCCTGGCCCTCCTCGAGAACTGAATAGCTAGGAGAACCCATGTTCCATACCCAGCAGCCGCGCAAGCTCGAACTGCCCGGCAACCCGCCGAACGCCCTCAAAGCAGCCTGGTCGGAAATGACCTACGCCCAGCAGTCCGCGTTCCTCTCTCGGCTGAGCCACCCGTCGACCCGATCCGACCTCCTCACGCACTGGATGGGCAAGTTCGGCTGGCGCATGACCGTGGCGGCAATGGAGAAGTACCGCACCAGCCTCGCCGAGCCCGTCACCGAGGAAACGGAAGAGGCGACCGGCGAGCCCGAGGAGACGACGGCCGACGCCGCGTAGCGATCGACATCGGTGGCGGGGCCCGTGCCCCGCCACCACCCAACTGAAAAAGGACGAGGACAACTGCATATGGCGACCTATCAGCGGCGCGACGTTGAGCGCTTGATCCCCTACATCTGGGATGACTCCTACGCCTACCGGGCGACCAACCCCATGGCGCCCGACCCGGACATGCCCCGAGGACAGTCTTCCCCGGCTCGGTCGGGAACCATGTGGGCGGCCGTCGCGGACGTGAAGCGGGCATGGAAGGCCTCCCGCCTGACGACCATGGAGCGGCAGGCGATCCTGTGCGGCTCCGGCCTCGGCTGGCCCCGGAAGCTCACCGCAGAGCGCATCGGAGCGGTCCCGGCGATGGTCGATACTGCCGCGTATGAGGGGGTGGGGAAGATGATGAGTTACCTAGAAGGGCTTGACCGTCCGGGTTCGGCCTAGTTCTGTCTCAGTTCTGCCAGAGCGTGAGAATCGCTGGTATCGGTCGGTAATTCGTAGGAGCTGCTTTGGCGATTTACCAGGGCATTCTTGGTGTTCTACCTGGTGACGGGAAGCAATCCTGAGATCACCCAGATCTACGAAGGCACCAACCAGATCCAACGCATCGTCATCGCCCGGGAACTCCAGCGCGGCAAGGCGTTCTAGCGCTCAGGCCGAGAGCGAGCACCGGCCGGGGCCGCGGTGGCTGCACCGGGATCGAACCGCGTCAGCAGTGCGTTTCGATCCCGAATGCAGAAGCGTCACGACCGCTGCGATTCCATCACGCGCGAGAGGCTACCGGTCCGGCTCGTTCCACCGGCCCGCTGGTCTACGCCTCGGCTTCGACCGGTTTGAGGGCCGCTGCCGCACGTGCGTCGGCGGCGGCTTTGCACCGCGGGCCGACCAGGACCAGCGCCCAGACGGCCGCCAACACGAGATACAGGGCCGTCACGACCGGCCACGGGACACTGAAGTTGCCAAGCAAGGTCCGGAGGTTCAACGCCACCACGAGCATCCCGATCGTCGAACCCAGCTTCGCGGTGGGGATCTTGCGGGTCAGCCACGCCGCCAGCGGCGCGGCCGCCATGCCGCCCACCGCCATCCCCGCGACCAGCGGCCACAGCACGGTCAACGTCTCCGGAACGGCCATCCAGAACCCGATCACCGCCGCCGTCGACGCGAACACCTGCGCCGTCGAGACCGAACCGACCACCCGGTGCGGCTCCAGCCGCGACGTCGTCAACGTGATCGGCATCGTCACCGGGCCCCAGCCGCCCCCGCCGACCGCCGCCAGGAAACCGCCCACCAGACCGGTGGGCACGGCGAAACCCGACCGGATCGGGCCATGCCCAGCGCCCTTGCCGCGCACGAACCGCCACACGATCACCACGCCGAGGGCAATGAGGATCGCGCTCGTCACCGGCGTGGCCGCATCCAGTCGCGTCAGCGACGCCAGCGCCCACGCGCCCGCGAAACCGCCGACCGCGCCCGGGATGCCCAGCTTCAACGTCGTCGGCCAGTGCACGTTCTGCAGCCGGTGATGCGACACCGCGCTCACCGCGCCGGTGGCGATCGTCGCCACGTTCACGGACGCCGACGCCACGGCCGGGGCTATGCCCAAGCCGAGCAGGAACGTCATGGTGATGGTGCCGAAGCCCATCCCGAGGCTGCCGTCGACCAGTTGGGCGACGAAGCCCGCGGCGACGGCGGAGAGGATCGTGGCGATCAGCACGCGCGGCTCCCTCGGATCCGGATGGCTTTTGAATAGTCCACTACATCAATAGGACAAGTCAACGAATGCCCATCCTTCGGGACGGCACCGCGAGACGGATACCCGACACCGCCCAGGGTGCCCGCCCGTCCCCGCCTCATGCACCCCCATCGTCGAACCGTTCCGCGCGCACCGCTCGCAATAGGAGCCCCGCCGCCCTGAACAGGGAGGCCTCCGCCACCCGGCCAGGGGCCGGATGCGAACCCCGAGACGAGCGTCATAGCGTGAACGAACAGACCTGGTTACGCTCGCGTAGCCCCTTGGCGGCCCCGGCCGCCGCACAACCCGAGGGCCTGCGCACAGACAGGCAGCCTTAATGCAGAGGAGCATTCGATGGGTAAGAAAGTCACGGTAGTCGGCGCCGGATTCTACGGCTCCACCACCGCCCAGCGCCTGGCCGAGTACGACATCTTCGCAGAAGTCGTCCTCACCGACATCGTCGAGGGCAAGCCCGAGGGCCTCGCCCTCGACATGAACCAGTCCCGCTCCATCGAGGGCTTCGAGACCAAGGTCGTCGGCGCCACCACCGACAACGACGGCAACGGCTACGAGAAGACCGCCGGCTCCGACGTCATCGTCATCACCGCCGGCCTGCCGCGCAAGCCCGGCATGAGCCGCATGGACCTCCTCGAGGTCAACGCCAAGATCGTCCGCGGCGTCACCGAGAACCTCGTCAAGCACTCCCCGAACGCCGTCATCATCGTCGTCTCCAACCCCCTCGACGAAATGACCGCCCTCGCCCAGCTCGCCTCCGGCTTCCCCAAGAACCGGGTCCTCGGCCAGGCCGGGATGCTCGACACCGCCCGCTTCACCAACTTCGTCGCCGAGGAACTCCAAGTCCCCGTCAAGTCCGTCACGACCCTGACCCTCGGCTCCCACGGCGACACCATGGTCCCCGTCCCGAGCCAGTCCTCCGTCGACGGCAAGCCCCTCGCGGACCTCCTCCCCGCCGAGAAGATCGAGGAACTGGTCACCAAGACCCGCAACGGCGGCGCCGAGATCGTCGCCCTCCTCAAGACCGGCTCCGCCTACTACGCGCCCTCCGCCGCCGCCGCCCGCATGGCCAAGGCCGTCGCCGAAGACTCCGGCGCCGTCATGCCCGTCTGCGCCTGGGTCGACGGCGAATACGGCATCTCCGGCGTCTACCTCGGCGTCAACGCCAAGATCGGCGCCGAAGGCGTCAAGGAGGTCGTCGAGACCCCCCTCACCGACGACGAGCTCGCCAACCTCAAGGAAGCCGCGGAAGCCGTGCGCACCAAGCAAGCCGACGTCGCCGGGCTGTAA